TTTCTTTTCTTTGGAGAACAGACGAACATCTGGTAGTGCAATTGCAGAAGCGGATGTTTCCTCTTCCTTTTTCATTACCTCTTTGACGTAGCGGATTTTAGGAGCCTTCTCAGTTCCAGAAATGATGATCAGTTTGCCATCGGTATCAAGAGCGGCAAAGGATGTTCTGCCATTCAGTTCATTTCTGATACCAAGTTTGATTTCACCTGGGCGAAGACGTGAGATACCAGAAGTAATATCATACTTTTTGAGGACGGCCTTCTTGTCCTTGGCTGCCAGATATTCCTTTTCGATTTTAGCAATTTCTGTTTCAGACTCTTCATTAAGAGTATCAACCTTGACTTCCTTGCCTGTCATGGATGAATGACCTTTGATTTTTGCGACGGCCTTTTCGGCCTTTTCCATATCATCGAACTCAACGGCCTTTCCTTTTTCAGAATAGATCTTGCCTTCAATGTTGATTACATACTTTGAGGATTCCATCATTCCCTTTTTTCTGTTTAGAGCAGAACGAACTGGATCAGTTCCATAGGTGGATTTACCACCCTTGGCGCGCATATCAAGAACACGTTTGGCTTGCATACGAGCCATCATGTTTCCCGAAGACTTATCAGCAAGGATGTCTGCCAATTTATCATCTGCCATGTTCATATACGAACTGTTTGGCATTGACTCTTCCATCTCTTCTGTATCATCCATCTTGGCATCACGTTCCTCATTGGATGTACCAATAAAGATATCAAGTGATTCTGCCATCGTATCAAAGAGGTTCTTGAGAAGAGGATTGTTTACCAGAGACTGCCAAACTGGAGTCTTGTAGTATGAATTAGCCCAAGCCTCAAAGGCCATTGCCAAGTCTTTTGTTTCAGCACGAGCAAGAACATTACCGAGTTCTGAAATCCAGATGTCAGAAGAAATCTTCTCAGTTGCTTCAGTTAGATTAGTAGACTCTTCAATGGATTCATTCTTCTTGGCATAGTAAGCTCCAAGGGCCATCTTGATTCTTTCATCTTTGGATTTACCCTTAAACATTGGATTCTTGGAATGAACAAAGTCCTTAATCCATTCAGAGGCAGGAGTAGACTTGGAAAGAGCTTCCTCAATCTCCTTATCGGACATCATACCTTCTTCCATATCATCTCCACAATAGGATTCTTTCTTTACTTCCTTCTCGGCCTTTTTCTCTTTGGGCTCTTCAACCTTGCCGAGCTTCTCGTCGCGGTTATCCACAACTTCGATGTTATCCACGTGTTGATTTACGAAGTCGGCCTCTCCCTGAGAACGGACCTCTCCTTCTTTTTCAGCGGAATACATAATTTCCGCGGCTAGTTTAGCTATTTTCTTTGTGAGTTCGTCGTTGATCTTCATGATAGTTTATCGAATTGGGTGAGGGTTTTGGTTACGAGTTTGGAGAGTGTTCGGGAAGCCGAGAGCATCTCGTTAAAGTTAGAAATGACATCAATGAGTTGTTCATCCAATTGATTTAAAGCATCTTCGGTATCTTGGCCAGTCTCTGGAGACTCTTGAATAATTTTGATACCTTTATTTATCTCTAATAAAAGAGCATTCAAATTTTTAATATCAGTTACGTTGTATTCAGAAAGAAAGGAACCAATTTGTTCGAGGTTGTCGGTAGTGGTTTCTTCTTTGAGAAGTGATGAGATAGTTTCGTTGAGGTTTTTCATGTGTTGTTAGCCTCTTTGAATAAAATAGGCGGAAATGATTGCGGTAACACCTGTGGTAATTGCTGCCCAAAAGAGTTTCACAATACCAGAAATTGAATTCTCAGTCACGGCAAGTTTATTCTCCGTGACAAAAAGACGGTCCTCATACTTCATAAATCTCTGGAGAAGAATTTGATTGGATTGTTCCAATGCGGATAATTTTTCTTCGGCCCTTGCAATTGCAATAATGGCCTCCGAAAGCTTATCAATTTTATCTTCTATTCGGTCTAGTCGATCGTCTTGTGATTGAGGGTTAGGTTGTTTTGCCATGGGTTACCATTTCTTGCATGACCAGTATCTTGCTGTATCTCTATCAGCAGGATCCGTATCGCATTTATGTCGAGCTCTGAAGGATTTTCTCCGAGCGGGAATGTGTTTCTTGATCGTCATATCGGGGTCTCCGAAGTTGACTTTCACCACCTTGTCTTCTTTATTCTTTACATATACCTTAAACTTTTTAACATCACCCTGCATGGGTTTGTTTAACTCAACTTTACGGCCCTGATATTCAGCCTCTTCCAAAGCGGAGACATTGAGTTCTAGGATACCATACTGTTCAAAGAAAGAATCTCCATCATATGATTCCTCGAAGGATTCATTTCGTTTCTTCCAAAGGTCTGCATCAGCGGTTGTTCTTGTTTTACCACCAACGATGAAGCTGTTCACACGAGCCAATCCCCATTGTGGAGGAGTTGTACCAGGGCGATGTCCGGTTTTCCATGCGGCAACACCACGGTCAAATACCTGCTTTAATATCGAATAGGCAATACCAGATTTCTCAGCTTTATTCTTGATCGCGGTATTCATCTTACCCTCATCTAATGCTTCTTCTCCGAATTGATTCTTGAATGCCTTAGTATACTTTGAGAGTTTTGTTTCTGCATTTGCATCTCCAGGGGCTTGCTTATAAGCATTAGGATCTCTATCATCCATCTGTCCAAACTTATCAAAGTGTGCCTTTCTCTTGGCAGAAGTAGAAGCAGAAAGTCCGGCATAGTAACTCTTACCTTCATCAAGTGGTTGGATATCCTTTAGCCAGAACTTTGATTCCTTTCCTGATTCGGCAACACAAACAACAAAGTTTGTTTTTCTTTCCTTTACGGTATAGGTCTGGTCTCCATGAGTCACCTTTGTTCCTTCTTGGAAGATGTCACCCTTTACATACTGGTCGCGGATTTCAGAGATGGAAGGTAACTCAATATGCTTACGAAACTGAACCATTTCATCCATGCCCATTCCTTTACGGACTGCATTGAAGAGTTCTTGAACTTCTCCAAATCCTTTTGGCATACCTTTTGAGAATGTAGATAAATCACCCTCGGCAGCAGCTGCACGAAGTTTAGAAGCAGACATAGCTGAAACTTCATCTCCATCTGGATCACGTTCACCGGCAGATAGAACCTCAATCGTTTCAAAGTTGTATTCTCCGTGGGCTGAATTGATCCCATTGTATTTGTTCAGAAGAGTCTCAAACTCCTTTACTCTATCCGAACCAACAACGACAGTAAAACTATTAAAGCCATCCTTATAGGCCTTTGCGGCAACTTCAAGGATGTTCTTGATAGAGGAATCAGATATGATATTTCTCGCGTGTTTAGGAAACATCTTTCGAAGAAACTTAATCTTCTCGTCATAACTCAGAGGATTCTTCTTGGAGTCCTGAGTTGATGAAACATATATCTTATGAGTTCTTTTACCTGCAATAGAGGCAATAGAATCAAGAAGTTTTTCATGTCCCACAGTTGGAGGGTTAAAACGTCCAAAGGTTACCACAATTGGTTTTACCTTTTCCTCATAGAACTGTTTAAATGTTTTCAGATTTCCCATAGATAATAATTTATATTATTATGAACTACCTCGAATCTCTTTTAAGGTTTTATATTTCTTCTTTTCACCCAGAACACCACGGCGTCTCTTTTTAGCATTGTTGTTCAGAATACCCTCTGAATCTTCTTCTCCATACGGGAAATCCTTCAGAACCGAATAATCTTTTAAAGAGATGACTTCCTTATTTTTCATGTTTTATTATTTATCTTTTTGCCAACCTTTGATTACGTCTGGAGAGAAATTAGCCTTAGAAAACTCAAGGCGGTCAACAAGCTTCAGAGCATTATTGGAGAGGTGATCAATTGCAACAAACCCTTCCTTGCCAGTCACGGCATAACCATTTGAGGTTTTAAGAAAGGTTGACATAGAACCAATTGAATTCAACTTTCCAATCATGATGTTCTTAATTGCTACAATTGCCTTCTGAAGATCAAATACTTTAATCAGATTGGCTTTATTCTTTTCGGAGAAGAATAAAAGGAACTGATCACGAGCTGCTACCTGAGATGCTTTACCCTTCTCTGTCTTACGTGTGTCAATCTCCTTCTGATATTTTTTATTGATAAAAGTAAGCAGTTCTTCGGCATACTTCTTGGAATCTCCCATATCGGTTCCTGCTCGAATCTTTGAATTGTAATAGGTCTCCAGAGTGGCAGACAATTCAGGATTAGAAGATATTTCCTTCAGTGTAGATTTCTCGATTGAAGTAAAGATTTTCTGTGCAGCTTCAATACGTAAATCAATATCCTTTGATTCTGCCGCTGTAAGAGAAACCTTACCAGATAGGTCACGTATTACTGCATCGTCATACCAAACAGAGGGTGTCTTCTTTAACTTGGTAATATCAACTCCATACGAAGCCTTTAGTGATTCAAAAGAGTTACCTGTATATGTTGTATGGAAAACAATACCCAAATTTGCTTTGGCAATATCCTTACTTATTTGTGTTCCCTTTTCAACAGCATAAGCAATTGTATTGGGCTGAAACACTAGGTATTCCTTTCCGTCAATCGATTCATCTTTGACGTCTCCCTTGGTAAACATAATGTCACCTTGGACAATACCAGTGATACCTAATTTAGATAATTCGGTAAAAGCAATGGAAAGTTTCTTGGCAAGGTCACCCGATGTATCGGCATTTACATCTGCAATTGATTTATAGACCTTGGGATTCTTATTAAAGATACCCTTCTTGGCGACAAAGAACTTACCATCGGTCGGATCGATGCCTGCAAATACCGCAGGAGCTCCATCCCATTTCACAGAAATATCATATTGCTTGGATACCGATCCCGAAAGAGTTTTGCGAAGGCTCATCAGAGAACCAAGAGCATTTGCGGCACCCTCTGCACCTCCATAAACCACAGTATCCTCAATGTGAGTCATGTGGATATTCTTGCCTTCTGTTGCGGCTTCAGCCAAGTATTGTTTAAATGTGATCATTTTATTGTTTTGGAAATTCTGTTCCTTTACGACTGCCAAATGGACTGATTGAAAGACGTGTTCCTTTGAGACCTTCATTTGAGCGGTCTCCCTTATAAACCGCCATTAAAACTGGTTCGTATGAGCCTTCAATATCATCTCCATTTAGATAAACGTGATTGGCACTCAATTCATAGTTCTTGCCTCTCTTGACAAGTTTCACTGGACCCTGCATAACAATGGAAATGTTCTGGCGACCCAGTGCATCACCATATTTGTTACCATAAATGCTTTTCATTTTTAATTCAGACTTTACAATCTTGCGATAGAGTGTTGTTGCAGGAGGAAGACCGTCAGAATATTTCTTCTTTAGGTCTGCAACAAAGTCTTGAACCTCTTCATAAGCATAGAGGACTGGTTCTACTTTTTTACTAATACCACCCCATTGTTGAAAATCTGAAGCCTTTGTTCCATCCTTATGAGATATCCAAACCACTTCTTTACCCTTATCATCCAAGAGATGGAAATCACTTTTAGGAGTTCCTGGAGTCTTTTCGGCTTTGGCAACCTCGTAAACATAGTCATCAACCTTTAAATTGATTGTATCTGAACCTTCATCCTCTTTGATAATTTCAATTTGTTGATTCAATGAATCTAATTCATTCTTTTCAACTCTTGTTCTATCAACGCCTCCACCAAACTCTTTTGTTTTGCGAAGGTCCGTAAGCTTAAAGGTTTTATTACCTTCCTTGGATGTAAATAAAATCTTGCTTGGATTATCTTTATTCTTAATTGCCTCTTCAGTCTTGGTATCATACTTCAATACCACTTCTCCACCATCTACTAGCTGAAAAGGTTCTTCCGCTTTATATTTTTTAAGAAAGAGATCGACTCTCTTCTCATACTTGTATAGTTCTGATGCGCCAAGGTTTGAGGCTTCTAAAAGAAATTCTTTAAAAGATTTCAAATTAAGCATACATTGAAATCATACGTTGAAGTTCTGCGTCGGAAACAGTCACATCGGATTTTTCACATCCGGCTAACATGTTCAGACCACGGTTTAGTTTACGGAAATTGGCTGTCTGTTTCGATGTTCCGGCACGGAGAATCTTGACAACACGTTTACGGTCTTGGTCGGAAAGAGTAAGGCCATCACCAAGGGGCATGTTACCCACAATCTTGTCCATGAAGTCATATACCTCTGCATCGGTAGGATTCACGTCCACGAGGAATGCACGAGTACGAATAGCTCCATCCGGATCAAGTTTATCCAGAGAAAGGTTAGAGATAAAGATAATCTTGCCAGTGAACTCAAAGTAACGGGGAATCAGACCTTGATCAAGAATCTCTTCATCGGTCATTTCATCATCGGGCTCTACAACATTCTTGCCCATCTTGTTCCAAACAAGTTTACGGACCGCTTTGGTATCGGTAGCAGCCTTGAAGATATTACGAGCTTCTTGATCCTTGAGAGCATCATCGGAGTCATCAAAGAAAACAATCTTGTCACGGTACCGATACAGAGTTGTATAGAGACCTGCTGCGGTAGCGGAACCAGAGTTCTTGAAATAATCAATGTTATCTCTCTTACCCATATTCTTTAACAGTTCCTCAACGGTAAATGTTTTACCAACACCACCGCGACCAGAGATAAACAAAGCATTGGCTGCACCAGCCAGAGTCATCTTGAGAAGGTTTTTAAGATCCTTCAGCTGTTCTTCGTAGGTTAATTTTGACTGATTCTTTTCAAGTTCATCTACCTTAGCAGGAGTTTTGTATTCCTCAGAGGAAGAACCACGAGAAACAGTGACACGTGGAGAATCCAAAGATGAAAGAACTTTACCTTCAAGACCAGAAAGAGTCTTTGCATCAACGACCGAACCGACCCAAGCATATTTTGATCCACCAGACTCTTTAAACAGATTTGGTTTGAGTTCTAGGATCTTCTCAAAGATCTTAATGCCGAAAGTTTTATAGGCTTGATATATCCTACTTTTAGAAAAGCTCCCATCTGTGATGATATCTAAAACACCAGAATAAACATCGGTGGGGTCACCAAAGGACTCTTGGAGACCTTCATCATCGACATACACGGAATTACCAAGTTCTGGTTTCTTTTTAATCAATTCTGAAATCATGGGCACAATCTTAATCAAAGACTGTTCCTTTTCAAACTTAACCTTATATGGTGTGGGTTCATTATACCAAACATCGACTGAATCAACATTGACGGTTCCAAACTTGGAGGGTGAAGTCCAGTTAATACGGAACGAATAGTTATTGGAAGGGATGTAATAACGGAGACCAACTCCGCCTCCGATTGGTTCCTCTACGGTAGGGAACATTTTAAGTCCTACCTTCTTAGAAAGGTATGATGTAATAATACTATTAGCTTTATCAATCGCACCTACATTAATTGATTCAAGAAGATATTGAGAGAATTTGATCATAGACATTGGAAGTAATGTTATTTATACTTCCAATGTTATCATTACTTCTTATTCTGTCTCCATAGTTCATACACACATTTTTCCATACCATATGCTTCAATCTCCCATGGAGACATCCAATATGATAGTTTCCGTTCATCATACGATTTACCATCCCAGATTGAATGGTGAACGTCCTTTCCAAAGTTTAACTGACCACTCATATACTGCCTGACATGAGTCAGTTCGTGCCCCAATGTTTCCAATAGATTTATGATTTTCTTGGACTTTTTAATTGAGATGAGATAGTCTTTGTATTTTCCTCTCTTGGTTTCTTCAGATTCAACCTCACATCTTCCCTTCTCTCCGTTTAACTTTGAGCATATTTCAATATGAATGTAATATGTTTCTTTACTCTTTAGGTATGTCTCCATACAGTTTGTAAGGAAGAACGAAGTAAAGTCCTTTATCTCCTTTCTATCGGAAGAAGCAATGAGGTCTAGATTGGAAAAGGAAACAATGATCATGTTTTACTTATTAGGTCATTTTGGATTTGTTCTATGACTTGGTCTCTGACTTGTTTCTCTACTTGGTTCCAGACTTGGGTCGAAACTCGTGTCCAGACTTTGACCTCGACTTGATCACTGACTTGTTTCCAGACTTGGGTCCAGACTTGGTCTCTGACTTGGTCCCAGACTTGGTTACTGACTTGGTCCTCGACTTTATTTTGTGAGGTCATTCCAGACTTGGTTCCAGACTTGGTTCTCGACTTGGTTCCAGACTTGGTTCCAGACTTGGTCCCTGACTTCGTTCGTGACTTTGTTCCAGACTTGGTCCCTGACTGGGTTCCAGACTTCGTTCGAGACTTGAGTCCAGACTTGGTTCCCGACTTTATTTTGTAATGTCATTTTGGATTTGGTCCCAGACTTGGTCCCTGACTTGGTTCTCGACTTGGTTCCTGACTTGGTCCCAGACTTGGCCCTCGACTTGGACCCAGACTTGACCCTCGACTTGATCCCAGACTTGGTTCAAGACTTGATCCCAGATTTGGTCCCTGATTTGGTTCCAGACTTGGTTATTGACTTTATTTTGTGAGGTCATTGCGGAGTTGGTCCCTGATTTGGTTCCAGACTTGGTCCCAGACTTGATCCCAAACTTGGCCCATGACTTGGTTTCTGATTTGGTTACTGACTTGGCCCTCGACTTGGTGTATGATTTGGTCCAAGACTTGGTTATTGACTTTAATTCTTATGTTCATAAAAACTCTGGCCACAACCGGAATTTGTTATTAAGCAATTGCAATGATCTTCATATCCTTACCACCAAACCGTTCCTTAATGGCATCCTTGAGAGTTTTGCATGAAGGAGATACAGCCTCAACGTGCCAGATGCCCGTAGTCTGATTCTTCATCTTAAGGTATGGTTGATATTCCAGATTAGGAAATAGAACAGACATATCGTGAAGCTCGTATTCCGATTTCCACCACCAAGGTTGTTCCTCTTGGTCGTAGTTCTCGAAGGAATCGATCTTCTTGCCCACATCAAGCATTCGTTCAACTCCAAACTTGCGAACAAACTCAGCCTTCACATCCGCATTGGTCTCCTTGGTAAAGAAATCCATGGACAGCTCTTCAGAAGGAGTCATGACCAAATACTCAGGCACGGTAATTCCATTCAGAGAATAGAAACCATACCCCTCGTATTCAAGCGCCATTCCATCTTCACAGTGGAGAACACCAGCAGCATTGGTTACAATCTTTTTGGGCTTGTGAGTCACCACACAAATATCATCCAGAGGATAAATCAAGCCCAGCTTGGCAGTCTGAAACCAAACCTCCAACTTATGGAGAAGCTCTGGTTCAAGCTTGACAATCTTTTCTTGAATAAAGAAATCATAGAACGAAAAAACGTGTGAGAAAAATGAGCCATCCTGGTATGGCATTACAATCGTTTCGTCAGTTTTGCAATGATTCTGAATAAAGGCCCAAGCCTTTTTAGGATTCTCGATGAGCACCACGGGAGTGGTGGGAACCAGAAGTATATACTTCTGGAAGTCATGAATGATCTTAGTGGTCTCTTCCAGAGAAAGAGTTGTAGTATCAAGACCAATTTTGATCCACTTGGCCGCATATTCAGCCAGCTTGGAAGTTTGTTCAGGAGTCAGATTTTCAACTTTGTTCATAATAAAAATAGTATTAGTCGCGAACTTTACGGAGACGCTCGGCCTCATTGGCCGCAAATGGATCGTATTCCATCTGGAAACCAAACTCGTAGGTTCCTGCGGGTAGGACAATTGAATCGTGACGGTCTGCAACGACGCAACGGATTTGAGTTTCAACAGAGGAGACCATGTATTTGGTATCGCCATCCTCATAGAAATCAACACCGTCAACAACATCAACAACGTGATGGTTACCAGTGGTTTCAGAATCGGCGACAATTACATACGGGCCAACTTTCAGTTTCTTGGCAGTCTTGGGAAGAGCAGACATGCAAACGGTGCATTCACCGTGGAGGATTACATCATTGGGTTTCATAGGCATAAATTAGATAAGGTTGTCGAGGAAAACAAGGTCCTTGGTGAGGACGATTTCGGCAGATTCATACCCATTGTTCGTGAACGGTTCATCGATGCCAACAACAGTGGCATAGGTCTCGTTATACCGAGTCACACGAACACGGAAGGAACCATTACGGTTCTGAAGAACTGCGGGAATGCCTTTCGGGTCAGAGGTGTTTTTCATCATGTAGAAACTATAGCATATTATCTACCAAAAGTAAACACTAAAAATAGCCTTCAGCTTATGTGGTTACCAATGAACCACTTATATCTTTTTTTAATCCTGAGTAATTGCAGTGTCCTGTGGGTTAATACCAGAACTTTCTGCATGCCAAGTTGTTGGAGCCATTACCTTATATTTGGTTTCGGCTGGCTTCACAAATGAAAAGTCTTTCCAAACAATTCGGTTATTGGGTTGTGCAGCTATTTGGCCAGACCCATCTTTAAGCAATAGAACATGATAGCATTTATGCTCAGGGGGATATTGACTGAAACCATTGTCTGTATGATCCAAGGTAAACCAATATTGACCATCTACAATATTTCCTTTACGCTGTCTATATGTACAGCACATCTCACGAAGATATTCATATTGCACAGTAGAGAAATCCCATCCATGGTTATCCCACATTTGAAGTTCATTTAACTCGTGATTTTTAATTCCTTTAAGTGGTATCTCCCATCTCAGCATATGAATTGGTATGCGTGCCCACTGTGATCCACTTTCACACATGATGCTAAAGTGCAAACAACGGCTAGGTATTGATGTCGCACCGAATATGACACATGGTTCATACTGACCTTTGTATGCAGGATCCATTCCATGCAGAATTTGTTTATCTACAAATCCATACAGATGCTGAGGAATTGAAGCGTTTAAACAGTGGTGCATAAGTTTTACCAATCAAAAACAACAGGTTTGCCTTTATAGTATCCAGTGTTGCCCTTGTGAAGGTCACCGTATTTAAAGTATTCATCTCCTACCTTGGCCTTTATTTCATTAAATGCCTTACCAGATTCTGCTCTTTCTACCTTTGGCTGAACGAGCCATTCCTCACCAGAGGCATCTTTTACCTTCTCTGTGGGAACTAAAAATGAGTAAAGGGGATTCCCTGGTTTGACGTCCCAAAGGAGATTCCCCTGCTTTACAATCATGCCCCATTTGGAGTTCAGATACACTCCTGCTCGTGGAACAATCAATCTAAAACCGAACTCTTTCAAAAGGGCATCCATCTTTTTGGTCGGAGTCTCCTCCATCCAATCAAGAAAGGAAAGGTTTTCCTCATATGCCGATTCTGTGAGTTCGATTCTAAACTGCCGAAATGACTTCATTTCTTATTTATTCGGCTATCTGCGAGTCTTTCATCTTCAAAGAACTTTCTGTATTGTTTCCAATCATGAAAGTTACCATACATCTCATATGTATCGGTGACCATTGCAACGTGTTCGGCAGGACTCAGATGCCTCGGAACCGAACCAAATAACTTATCACACGTGGCAATATCCTTTTCATAATCATCCTTACCTTCATAGTTGAAATATGAAATACGAGCACATCGAGCCACAGCAATCTTGATCTTAGTTTCTTCAATGGAATCTCCATATACCTTAAGTCGTTCCTCATCTACTCTATCACCAAAGGGAATATGCCACTGGCCCTTTTTCTTCAGTGTTGGAACCGACTTGTTGTATTCCTCAAGCATCTTGAACGCCAGGTCCTGAAACTCTGGTTGAGCATCTTGATGTGCACGAAGAGCAAAGAAGTTTCCAAACTCTGTTCCAGTTAGAATCACACGAATGTTAAACCATGGCTCCAGTAGTCGATTTGAAATCTGTTTATGGAGACCAAGACTTTGAAGATCATACACGTGTTTAATGGCCGAATCTCGAGCATCAAGCCATGTTTGTATAGCCGCTTCTTTAGTGATAGGTGTGAGTTCTTCCTTGGCTTGCATACCAGACTGATTCTTGCCCCACCATGTTGGCATGGCAGGGTTATCAAGAACATGCTGGATCATCTTCTCAATAGGAATGGCACGAGAGGATGCGGCATTCTTGGAGAATACTCGATGAGTCAGAACCTCGGCATGAATGAAACGAGGGTACTCAAGGACAAAGGTAGTTAACCGATATCCCTTGGGGCTGATTGAATCCGCAATGATTTCAGCTTTTATCGACATTGGAATCAAGAAGATTCTTCAGATACTGAACACCATCGGATTCATTGTATTGACCGTCTGGATACTTCTCTGCTAATTCTGATACCAATCTGTATGCACGAAGTTCACTACGAACTGTAACATAGTCATCTAAGAGTTTATCATATAGACCTTGAAGATGCTCAAGATCATCAGCTTCATTCTTACCTTTGTCATCAACATCGGAAAGCAAATCATTGTTCTCTTCCTCCAGGTCATCGGCAATAATAGAAAGTTCTCGAATGGTTTCATCTTTACGACAAATAGACAACTCGAGGTTTTCAATATGTGTAAGTGCTCCAAGAAGGATTACTTCTGGAGATTCATCTTGTAGTGTAATACCACATTTAGTAGGAATATAGGATCCTAGTGTACGAAGCTGTTCTTGATTTACTGTAATGTTCATGTTGTTTTAAAGCCTGAAAACTTCGCTGCCGAAGAAGGTCCGCCAATCCGACGAGATTCGGATTGTGGGGCAGGAGAAGAATCAGACGAAAGTGTTTGAGCCGAATCATCTACATCATATAGTCTCATCTTGGAACGGTCAACACCAATGATGAATCGCTTGTCCTTTGTGGCATCGTTATACCGATTCTTTAACTGTTTCACCATTAGCTGATTTGCCTTTTCAAGATTCTCTGTTGAAATCAATGCAATCATTAGGTCGGCTGTTGCAGGGAGACCAAACGACTCGGATGTATTTGTCAGATCAACATCTGTGTTTCCAAAGCCCTCGCGGTTTACCTGAGTTGCAGACCAGATAGGAACATTGAACTCTACGGCCAGACCACGAATCTCTTCGGCAATTGCCTTGATCAAAGAATATGAATTGATGGAACCACCAAGACCCTTCATGCGATATGAAGAACAAATATTGAGATAGTCGATAAAGATCATATCTGGTACAAAGTTCTTTTTGAGTTTGAGTTCATTCAGAAGTGCACGAAAGTGGCCAACGTGAGCTGTTGCGGTAGGATATTCTTTGATGATAAGTTTTCCACGAGTCTTGTCGGAGATTTTACGAACCTTACTTGTGAATGCATCTTTACTGAGAGTATTTAACTGACCAATGTTTACATCAAATAGATTGGCATCAATACGTTCGGCAATGCGCTCCTCGGACATTTCAAGTGTAATGTATAGAACGTTACGACCCTGTGAAAGAGCAGCGGCGGCAAGATGACACATGGCCAAACTTTTACCCACACCTGTATTATGAGAACTTACACCATCGGTGTAATACCTATGGTTTTCATGTTCCACTTGTATATCCACGATTGGTATCCTATTTCCAGTTTTCTTTATAAGCCCCTGATATAACTTAGAATCATTATATAGAAAATGAAAACCCTTAAAGTCAACTCCTGCTTTTTCCTGCACATCAAGAATATCCTTTGCCGACAACCATCCAAATGATGTTTCAAACAAATGATTTTCATTACAACTTATTGTTTTATCTTTTATGTGCAAAACATATTCTTCCCATTCACCTTTATCTACAAAGGCTGAAACAGGAACCCATCCATCAGGAGAAGAAACTTCAATTTCGTAATCATCTTCTAAAAGAGTCTCAATGGACCCTATGT